GCCCAAATGACCGCCCGCTCGACGCAACAATCAGGAGGTGTGGAATGACCCGTCAAGTCTATCCGCGACTGCGATCAATTCTCTGGAACGACATGAGGTTTGATATTCCGATCAAGGACGCTGTGAAACTGATGCCGACAGAAGACGACCTTATTGAAGCACAACGCGCGGCGCAAAAGGCATATCCCGGTTTCCGACTGAAACAGCAGAACAGACATTTTCGGCTTTGGCATCTAGTGCCGTGGGGTGAGGAATGAACACAATCATAAGATTTGCCGCGATATTGATTGCTGCGGCACTCACAGTCTATTTGGGTGTATCTTGGGTTATGCTCGATTTTAGCTGGCCTGTTCATGTTGCAGTTGAGGACAGAGAAGTTTCTGTAATCTTCTTAGTATTTATGACTGCAATCACATCAATGTTCACGCTATAGTCTAGATCAAAAGGAAAATGATCATGGAAATACTCTACATCCTACTTGCGTTTGCAGTGACGACAGGTCTTGTTGGTCGAATGAAAGGACGTCCCTTTATCTTGGGTTTTGTTCTTGGATTCCTTTTTGGGCCCTTTGCGCTTCTTTTGTTCCTGGTGAAGTAAAGGACAAGTAAGCAATGTCATTGGATTATAGCCATAATGCAGTTGCTTTAGCCCGAGTAAAAGGTCGGCTCCGGAATTACCAAGTGAAAGCCGTAGCTCAGGCTATTAGAGAGAAAGTATGCATTTTTGATATGTATATGGGTCTTGGCAAGACTGTGTGTGCATTGACGGCTCTTTTTGCACTGAGCCCTAAGAAGGTACTTATACTGTGTGGACGTAATGCTCAAGGTGCTTGGATTCATAACGTTGCGGAATGGTTTCCTGAATATGCAATCCCAGAAGAATTTGTCATCATTAAGGCTGGTAATGGTTTTGGGCCGTCCGTACGAGGCGCCCTTTGGGCTCGGGATGCAATGTTCTATATTACTACTAAGGAGACCTTCATCAATGATCAGGACATCATTCAAAAGCTTCGTCTCAAGTTTGATGCCTACATTTATGATGAGGCTCATAGAATACCCGGCCATACAACGAAGACTTACAAGGCTCTTGAACAGCTCCTCAGAGACGTCCCCATCAAGTTTATGGTTACGGGAACTTGGATCAAGAGACACGCTGGCAGAGGTTGGCGGCAACTCCACATGCTCAATCGGCGTGTGTTCTCTTCATATTGGGCCTTCGTCAATAGGTATTGTATCGTCATCGATGGGGCCTTTGGCAAAGAAATCGTAGGTCCTAAAAACACGGAAGAATGGCGTCTTAAGATCTCACCATTTGTCTTTCGGTATCATGAGACGAATGGTAATATCCCTAAGTCTGCAAGGAAGTTCATGTGGGTAGACATGACTAAGGAACAAAAGAAAATTTATGACGACCTCTCGAAGAATATGCTGTCTTTGCTTGAGTCTGGAGAGCTGATTGTATCAAAGGTATCCATTACAACTTTCATGAAGCATAAGCAGCTCTTGAACTGTCCTAAAATCCTCTCTCCCAGTTTGGGCTTAGGAGCAGCTTTCGAAGGCCTCCTGGCACTGCTTGAAGAAGCCGATATCGAAGATGAGCCGGAAGAACATCATTTTGTCCTGTTCTCTTTCTTCCGGGCTTCTTTGGACATCTTCAAAACGGAACTCGAGGCTAGGGGTTATAAAACGTGGTTGTTTGTTGGAGGAACAGATGCTGAAACAGTTACCAGACAAGCTACTGAATTCAGAGCCCATAAAGGCAAGAAGAGCGTCGCGCTATGTACCATTGACTTTGCGGAATCTTTTAACCTTGGGACTGCCGAGAGGAGCCACTTCATTGGGACTCATTATGATGTCGACCCAATGGAGCAGGCCGAAGCTCGTCTTGCCCGAGCAGATTCGGATCTCACAAAAACAATTGTCCACAGATACTGGCTATACAACAACACCTTGGACGAAGATGCAGTGGATACTCTGGATTCTCGCAAGCGGCACGTTAAGCGTCTCTTCCGGGAAATGGACGATGTCAAGAGATTGCTCATGGCGGGCCAATACGTCAATCCCGTGATTGGTCAAAATAAAGGGTCGTCATAATATAAATTTGTGACGCCCATTAGATTCCTCTTGATGTGCCTTTAACAAAATGTTATAAATATTGATACGGTGTGCGAAACTAAAAAGGCAGCAACTAATGTCGCACGTAACAATAAATACTGATGGGATAACGACAACTCTTGAGGTTCGTTACCTCAGCATGAACAAAACACACATTCAGGTTGAGTTTGTAGATGCTCTCGGCATAACTGATGAATATTGGATCCCTTTTTCGGCTATCACCAATGCTGATGAATTGAATATTCTGGACGACATCATGGAACTGACAGTTACTCGTCAGGAACTCGAGCAACAGGGGTTAGACTATGTCGGTTTTTGATGATGTGGAAACTTCAAACGGGGAGCTAGAATTAAATGCGGAAACTGATGCTAAGGGTAGGCGTATTGCTGTCATTCGCACTTCTGATCGTAATACTTTTAGGACTTGCCGCCGTCGTTGGGCTTGGTCTTCTCACCTACGCGGAAATTTGGGCTCCAAAACTTTAGCGACACCTCTTTGGGCTGGTTCAGGATTCCATTTCGCGATGGAAGACTATCATGGTCTGTGTAGATTTGCACATCCGGTAGATGCACTTCGAGCCTATTATAAAGCTACAAAGAAGTTTCGTCCCGACTCTCTTCCTGAAGATGCAGATGACTCCATGATCATGTTGGAGTCCATGCTCAATTACTATCTTAAGTGGCTTGCTCGCAGACCTGATATTCTTCCGACATATGTCGTTGATGGAGTACCTCAGGTAGAAGTCAACTTTCGTATTCAGATTCCCGTATCTAAAGAAGACCTTGCAAGGTTTGGATATGACGAGGTTGTTTATTCTGGAACCATTGACCGTATTGTTTATGATGCCCATACTGGTATGCTTTGGGTTCTGGATTATAAAACCGCCAAGATGTTCAATACAGAACATTTCCAGAATGACTCTCAGGTGACGACGTATGTATGGGCTGCTCGTCACATGTATGATCTGCCTATTGGTGGCATGATTTATGCACAATTCAAGAAGATTCTTATCGAGGGTGCAAGAGTTTTGAAAAGTGGTCATCTTTCGACTGCTCAGAACCAATCTACCTCTTCCATTTTATATATGGATGGCATTCTAGGTCAATATGGTAAGTGGGAGAATGCTCCTGTAGATGTCCAAGACTTTTATAAGGGTATCTTTGCCAACGAAACTTCTCGACAAGATGCATTCATCCGCTTTGATCATCTTCCGCGTTCTGACTTCATGTGCGAATCTGAAGGTCAAAAAATCCTTCTTGAAATTCAGGACATGCTGAATCCCAATCTGGCACTGTATCCGAATCCTACCCGTGATTGCACAAAGATGTGTCCGTTCAATGGGGCTTGCGTTTCGTATGATGACGGTGGCCATTATCAAGATGAACTCGATACTACGTTCCAACCTCGTCCGAAGGAATATGATGGCTGGCGTAAGTACATCGAATGGCCTGATGAAATGGCTGAAAAGCTAGAAGCCTTTAATTGGGATGATGAAGAATTATTGACTGAAGTAAAGACAGGAGGAAGTGAAAATGGCTGACCCAACTAAAGCTGAAGGCTCTAAGACAATCTCAGGGCCACTCTTCAAGATTACCAGCAGACCGACGATCTCGGAGCAATATATCAAGCTCCTCGTTTACGGCGATCCTGGTGTTGGTAAGACGACTCTTGCGGCATCTGCAGTTGACGTTCCTCAAATGGGCGACATCATCTATATTGATGCTGAACGTTCTGAAATGGCGATCGATGACAACTCTCGGGTGCTTGATGCTGAGAACATTGACCGGGTTCGTGTGAACTCGTTTAACGCTGTTGCTCAGGTGCAGGAGTTCCTTAAGGCGCATTGTGCTGCTCGGGATCGGAATGATATCGAAAAGCTTAAGTCCCTTGAAGCCAAAGCGAAAGGCGTTACTCCTGCAGATATTGATGAACCTCGGCGTTACCGAACTGCCATTATTGATTCGATTTCCGAAGTCAACGAATTCTGTATGTACCAGCTTCTGAAGTTGTCTACGGACATGAAGCTGGACGTGGATGAGATGGAAGTTGCCGAATGGGGTGAGTTCCGTAAGAGTAACCAGATGATGCAGCTGGTCACCCGTGCATATCGGGATCTGCCGATGAACGTTATTTTTGTGGCGGGTGCTCAATACACCCAAGACGAGCTTAAGCGGAAGTTCTTCGCACCTAACATGACGGGTAAGCTCGCAAATCAGGTTCAAGGCTTTATGGACGTCGTAGGCTATATGGTGACTGGTAAAGTCGCTGAAGGTGCTGTCGAAGCTCCTCGTCGGTTGTGGGTTCAGCCGGTTGGAAACTTCATGGCAAAGAACCGTCGCTCGATGTATCGTGAAGCCTATTTCAATGACCCAACTATGGGTTCCATTATGAAGGGGCTTGGCCTACTTGCTAAGTCCTGACATGCCGTAACCAATCGGCGACTAGAAGCCTGTAATCAGGCAAGCGTACAAAGCGTACAAAGCGTACAAACATGCAAATGGAGTTAACAAATGGCTAAGAATACCTCTGATACCGCCGCTACTGACGAAGATTTTTCCTCGTTTGCGGACGACAATGATGGCGACAGCCTCATGGTCAACCTTTCGGACGTTCAAGCGCAATCGTTTGACCCCGTTCCCAAAGGTCGGTATCCCGTTGTCGTGGAAGAATGCGAATTCCAGATTTCCAAGTCTTCTGGCAAGCCGATGTGGTCCCTGCGCTTCGGTATTACCGAAGGGGAGTACTCAAATCGCAAGCTCTTCACGTACATGTCCTTCTCGGAAAAGGCTCTCCCGACCACCAAGGGGAATCTGGCGCATCTTGCTCCTGAATTCTTGGAGGGTGCGTTCGATCCTCGGAAAGTCGCGAATGAGGGGACTCTGATTGGTCGTACTTGCATTGCTAACGTGGGCATTGAAAAGGGCCAGGATGATCAAGACCGGAACGTCATCAAGGGGCTTCGCTCCTCGGGGACTTCCAATGACGACGGCTTTGGTGGTTAATCCACTAAGCTAGACTAGGAACTAATCAAGGAGTGGTCAAGTGGCCCGTAAACAACAATATGTGTCGCTTGACCACGAATTGAATTCGTCGGGATATCTGTCGCTGAACAAGGCTCTTGCTTGGCTTAAACAATATCATCCCGTAGCCTCTATCTCCTATCCCACGGCATTGAAGTTGCTTAAAGACAATCGGATTATGTCTATCCGGATTGGAGATATGCATAGAATTTCTAGGGAGGAACTGATGCGTTTTGTCAAGTACGGCAATGCTGATCCTGCCGATGTACCAGAACGCCCTGAAGAAACCGTTTTCCCACCTATCAAACCCATGTCTGATGAGGATCCTTATGTCTAATGTCCCTTCAACTAAGATTCCCCTTGATCAAGCACGCAAAGTTATGGTTGTGCTTTCAGGCGGCCAAGATTCGACGTATTGTCTTTTTTATGCACTACGTCACTTCGATGAAGTTCATGCAGTTACTTTCAACTACGGTCAGCGCCATTCTCTTGAACTTGAAGCCGCTCGGACGGTCTTCGATATGGCTGGGGATTATTATCCTGATCGAATTGGTTCGCATGAAGTTTGCGACATTGGTCCGATTCTTCAAGGTACTTCTCCGCTCGTAAACAAGTCTTCGGAACTTGAACAATACGCAGATCATACGGTTCTTCCAGGCGGTCTTGAGAAGACGTTCGTACCTATGCGTAATCAGCTTTTTCTGACCTTGGCGGCGAATCGTGCTTTTGTTAAAGGTGCAGCCAACTTGATCACCGGAGTGTGCGAAGAAGACTTTGGCGGTTACCCCGATTGTCGTCAAGTATTCATTACCTCTCTCGAAGAAACCTGTAACCTTGGAACGTTTACCGAAGAAGCGGGTTTCCCTGGTGGTCTGAATATTTGGACTCCCTTGATGAAGATGACGAAAGCTGCGACCGTTCTGGCTGCTTTGGAACTTCCTGGTTGCTATAAGGCAACAGCTTATTCGCATACCGCTTACGATGGTCAATATCCTCCTATTGGACATGATCATGCTACGCTTCTGCGGGCTAAAGGCTTTATCGAAGCTGACATTCCTGATCCTTTGGTTCTTCGTGCTTGGTCTGAAAACCTGATGGATATTCCGGATACTCCGAATTATCGGATTGAGCTAGTACGTCAATATTCCGAACTCTTGGATCAATAGGAGACTAAAATGGCTGATATGGAAATTACTACAGACCTTGAAAAAAAGCCTTCTGTCATCGTTGGAATGAATCTTAAGGCTGCTGAGCCCGGCTTTGAGTACGTCTCGACTAAGACCTATACCCATTCAGTAGGTCTTAGCTGTGCATTCCGGCAGTGGCGAGCTCAATCGCATTGTCGCTTTGTACATGGTTATGCACTGAAAGTCCATTTCGAATTTACCGGCGTTGAGCTGGATGCTCGGAATTGGCTTGTTGACTTCGGTGGCCTTAAGCCGTTGAAAGCGATGCTCGAAGCCAACTTGGATCATAAGGTTCTTGTTGCCGAAGATGATCCAAACCTTGACTTCTTCAAAGAAGCCGCGGCGTTGGATATTATGGATGTTGTTATTGTCCCCTCTACTGGTTGTGAAACCACTGCCCGTATGATCTTCGAATCTACCGTCCAATGGTTGAAAGATGCCGGCTACGGAGATCGTATTACCCTCTCATCTGTCCAAGTTGCAGAACATGATGGCAATTCGGCAATGTATCGGAGAACCAAATGACCTTGGATGAAGCAACAGTATCTGATGATCCGGATCGTATTGAACCTTTGACAGAAGAAGAGGCCCATGCTAGGGCTAAGCTTCTTCCAGTCATGGAGATTTTCGGTCCTACTTTTCAAGGGGAGGGCATGCTCTGTGGGAAGCAAACTTATTTTATACGTTTTGGCCTCTGCGACTATAAGTGTACTATGTGTGATAGTATGCATGCTGTGGATCCTAACCAAGTAAGAGCCAATGCCAATTGGCTTAAGCAAGAGGATATCTTCAACACGTTTATGGACATGTTGGATAAGAATCCTGCGAATCAAAATCCTGCTCCCTGGATTACTTTTACTGGAGGTAATCCTTGCATTCACAACCTAGAACATCTGATTAATCTATTTCATAGTCAGGGTTTCCTGATCAATGTTGAAAATCAGGGTTCGATTACACCTGAATGGTTGGATCTCGTTGACCTCGTAACGATCTCTCCGAAGTCTCCTGGTATGGGTGAACGTTTTGATCCTGAGAAGTTCAGTGACATGCTCGAATACTTGGCATCTTCTGAACGTGGTCCACGAGATGGTCAAAGTGTTTGCATTAAGGTCGTGGTTTTTGCCGCTCGTGATCTTGAATTTGCAGACATGGTCTTTGACATCGTGCGCAGTAAATGGATCGATGAATCTTGTTGCTACCTTTCGCTCGGGAACCCATTCCCCCCCAGTTCTGAGAACCTGATCACGCTAAATGAAAAGGTTGTGCACGAAGGTAAGACTACTGTAGATGAACGCATTAAGTTGAACCTACTGGATGAGTTCCGATCATTGTGTGAAGACATCTTGGGTGATAAACGTTTCCGCAATGTGACTTTCTTGCCGCAATTGCACGTTCTCACCTGGGCAAATAAGCAACTCGTCTAACAGGGGTTAATCTGATGGCTAAGTTCCTACCGGTCGCACCAGCTAACTATCTGGAAAGCATTTATGAAAAGTGCAGCATGGAAGCTCGACATGCTTTCCTTCTTGCACACGAAGTCGTTACTGACGAGTTGGGCTATGGTCGCCTTAAGAATGTTTACTGGGATCGACTAAATCACCTTCTGTTGCTGGACAATTCTGCGATTGAGCTGGGTGCTGCGGTTGATTCTAAGCTCGTGAAGGCAGCTCAAAAAATCACAGGAGCCAATGTTGTCGTGCTTCCTGATGTGCTTGAGAAGTCCCAAGAGACTTTGGAATCTTCTTGGGATGTTTACGCCAATTGGATCCAAATATTCAAGAATCGTAAACCCCAATCATGGGATAACGATTATGTCGCGGAACTTCTTTTCATCCCTCAAGGCGAAACTTTTCAGTCTTGGGTTTGGTGCTTCGAGTCTTTCCTCGACCGTTGTGACGAACGCGGTTTGCCTTACCCTAGTTGGGTTGGAATTCCTCGTAATACTACCGGCCGTATTATTCTGACTCGTAAGTACCTGATTGATGTTGTTAAAGCCAGGTGCATGTCCAAAATCCACCTGATGGGCTTTTCCGACAATATGGTGGATGATATGGTGTCTGCTCGTTATGATGCTCGCGTACAATCCATTGATTCTAATGTTCCGTTTCGCATGGCAGAATTCCAAATGTCAGCTAAAGTACCTTCTCGTGGTAATTGGTGGGTTGATAACAAAATGACACCTATCGATGATGTACCTAAGTTTGCTGTTCGAAACTGGATGAAAGTCAACGGAATGGTTCAGCAGAATTCCAAATGATTAGGACTTGCGATAACTGTCCGTATGGTGGGGTCAAAGTCTCGTACCGAGGCCCCATCGACTCACCTCTCGTTATTGTAGGTGAGGGTCCGACTCCTATGGAACTTGCTAGAAAGACCGCTTTCATAGGTCCGCAAAACGATCTCCTACAACAAATGTTGTCCAAGGCAGGTTTTACTGCTTTGGGCATTGAGCCTTTATATGTCTATGCAGTTGAATGCTTAATCCGGGATAAACTTACCGGAGACAAGAAGGTGAAAAATGCTAAGACAGGTATTACTGAAACTACAATGGGTGGAAAAAAGAAGTTTATCTGCGCAGTTGATTCTTGCCGTTTTAGGTTGTTTGATATCATTGCCCTTCATCCACGTCACATGGTTATGGCTTTGGGTAGCGGTGCCTTGCAATCTCTGGCTATGGATCATAAGCTTAAGATTACCCAAGAACGCGGTTCTCTTATTGATGATGGCCGCAGTGCATGTGGTACTGTTGTTTTGGCTCACCCTACTTTCATGATGAAGGGTGGCGGTTCGCTGCAGCAATACCAAGATGATTTTGCAAAGGCTTTCGAAATCTGGAACGGCAAACCTTTTGAACGGTACTACGAGCCCGAGTCGTTTCATCTTATTGACACCCCCTTGAAATATAAATACCTTTGTCACCTTCTGAAAAAGAAGGGTAAAATTCCCGTAGCAGCTGATATTGAAACGGGGGGTTTTAATTTCTGGGAACATGAAATGCTCGAGCTGGTGGTGACTTATAATGGTCATCATGTTTATGTCATCCCACCAGAATTTCTGACCGAAGAGATATTTGACAATACCTGTGATTGGGTTTGGCATAACGGTAAGTTTGACATCAAGTTCTTTTGGGCTATGGGAATTTGGAATGCTCGAATTTCTGAAGACACGATGCTCCTTTCTTACTGCATGAACGCTGTCAAAGGCATTCATGGTCTGGAACAAGTTGCTTGGGATTGGCTGAGAGCACCTGATTATAAGGGTGAAATTAAACAGTGGCTTCCGACTAAGGATACTTCCTATCGTGAGATCCCAGCTCCTATTCGTAGGAAGTATGCGGCTCGTGATGGTTCCAGAACATTCCAACTATATCACGTCATGCGTAAGGCTCTTGAAAAGGATCCTGTGCTTGTTAAAAATTATACTCGGGTTTTGATTCCTGGTGCTAACTATTTGGCTCGTGTAGAATGGAATGGCTTTAAGACCGATCGTGCTTGGGTTAAGCTGCATATGGATTCCATGGAAGCCGAACTTAAAGAGCTCCAAGCAGAATTTCAAGCCCTTGCCATTAAAGAATGGGGTAAGGAAGTTAATACCAATTCGCCGAAGCAATTGGCGGAGTATTTGTATGGCCATCTGAAGCTAGCCCATCCGCATCAATCGACGGACCGAGAAACTCTTGAGGAGTTGCCTTTCAATGAGTGCCTTGAGCCCCTACTCAAAATTCGCCGAATCCAAAAATACCTTTCGACATATGTCTATCCATGTTGGGAAAAAGTCGATGGTAACGGACGAATTCATGCAGCCTATAATTTGCATGGTACCAAAACTGGGCGTCTCTCTTCGAATGGCCCTAACATGCAGAACATACCTCGTAAACCCGAAGTTCGTGGTATGTTCATTGCTGAAGAAGGAAAGATCCTCATTGAATGTGATCTCAGCCAAGCAGAGCTACGATCCCTCGCGCAACTATCGGGTGATGACGAACTTATCCGAATCTACAATTCAGACACTCTTTCCCTTCATGATGAAGTTACCGCAGAAATCTGGCCTGAGTATACTTCTAATGAACTGACTAAGGAAGAAAAGAAGGAACTGAAGATGCGCGGTAAAGCCGTGAACTTCGGTATTGTATATGGGCGTCAAGCCTTCTCATTTGTTCAGGAATTTGAGATCTCCTTAAAAGAGGCTCAAAGGTGGATCGAGAAGTGGTTGTCGCGTTTTCCAAAGGCCCGTACATATATTAATAGGTGTCGTGAAGCCGTTGATAAAGGTCAGACACTTGTTACCATTTTCGGACGTAAGCGTAAGTTTGGCGTTATCACCGTAGAACGGAGACAGAAATTGCAAAATGAAGCGTCCAACTTCCCACATCAAAGTACCGCATCCGATATTACTCTTTTGGCAGGTATTGAATGTGAACCTATTCTTAGGGAAAGATTTGGTGCCAAAATTGTTAACACAGTTCATGACTGTATCGTCATTGAAGCATATCCTTATCAAGTTGCTGAAATCGCCCATCTTGTAACTTCGACGATGGTGCGTATTCCGCGTGATTGGGGAATGCATAGAGTGCCCTTTGAATCAGAAGCCGAAGTTGGTCCTCGTTGGGGTAATCTTTCCGGATTCAATGTTCACGAAGGTCAATATCATTGCCCAACTTGTAAATCCGTAGGCTTCTTGCCATCAACAAAGGAATCTAATATGTGTACCTTCTGCGATGGTACCGAAGGTGGTCAAAATGCCCAAATCTCTGCTTGAAACTAAAACCCAACTATATTGGCGTCTATCCAAAATTTGGTATGATCGTTCCCCTGATGATTCGATAACTGTTCTTGATGGTCTTAACCTGATGAATACCATCATTTTGGAAGTACCTACCTACCACAAGCTTTACACGCTTGCGGTCCAGTTGCGCGATGACATGATCCACAAAGACATCAAGCGCAAACCTAAGCTTATCAAATCCTAACCAACCCTCGAGGAACAAATGACAACTCGTCCTGTTTTCAAAATTGATGTCGACCCGACCTTCGCACATGTTGACATATTCGATTATGAATTCTCCCAAGAAATTTGGCGGTCAAAGTATTCCAACAATGGGAAAGATCTTTCACATATTGCAACTTTCCGTCGTGTCGCAAACGCCATTGCAAGTGTCGAAAAAGTTAGTGATCGTGCCTTTTGGTCTAATGTTTTCTATGACTTCATGGCTGCCGGCCTTTTGATGCCTGCTGGACGTATTCTGGCTGGTGCTGGTTCTGAAAACCTGGTGACGTTGGTCAACTGCTTTGTGAATGAGACCTTAGAAGATTCTATGGTCGGTATTATGGATGGCCTTTCCAAGACTGCATTCACCATGCAACAAGGTGGAGGTATGGGAACTGATTTCTCGACCATTCGTCCTAGTGGCGCCCATTTGAAACGTACTGGCTCTGAAGCGTCTGGTCCTCTTCCGTTTATGGATATGTGGGACTCAATGTGTGCAACCATCATGTCTGCGGGTTCTCGTCGAGGCGCAATGATGGGTACCATAAGTTGTACTCACCCGGACCTCCTGAACTTTATTGATGCCAAGCATAAAGCGGGTCGCATGACCAACTTTAACATTTCGATTCTTGTGACTGATCTTTTCATGGAACGTGTAGCTTTTGATCATGAGTGGATTCTATATTTCCCCGTCATACCAGCCTTTGAACGTTCACAGGATCTTATAGATCTGGACTTCATTGATGATTATGACATTAAGCAATATGTTTATTCCAAACATCGTGCTCGTGATGTTTGGGAAAAGATCATGCAGTCCACTTACACCTATTCTGAACCTGGTGTGATTTTTATTGACCGCGTGAATAAGCTGAATAACCTGTCTTACTGTGAGCAAATTAGCTGTACTAATCCTTGTGGTGAACAACCGCTACCTCCTTATGGTGCCTGTAATCTTGGCGCCCAAAACCTTGCGTTGATGGTCAAGAAGCCTTTTCAAAAAGATGCTTACTTTGACTTTTCCTTGCTTATTAGCACGACAAATGTTGCGGTTCGCTTTTTGGACAATGTGATCGATGTGTCCAATTATCCTCTATCTGAACAAGCTACGGAACAACAGGACAAACGTCGCATTGGCCTTGGTATCTCAGGTCTCGCGGATGTATTTGTCATGATGGGGATTCCCTATGGTTCTGAAAAAAGCCTTGAGCTTGCGGAACAGATCATGGAATGTGTGGCGAACCAGGCATATCGTGCTTCAGCATATCTAGCCAAAGAACGCGGTACATTCAAACTACATTCGGATGAAATTACCTTTACGCCGTTCATTCAAAAGCTCGCGAAAAGTATTCAGAATAATATCGCCCTGTTAGGTTTGCGTAATGGTGTGCTTCTGACGATTGCTCCGACAGGGACTACTTCAGTTTTCTATGGCAACATCTCTTCTGGGATGGAACCTAACTTCTCGTTCGAGTATGACCGGAATGTAAAAGAGAAGGATGGATCGATGTCTACACATCGTGTTCAATCCTTTGTTAAGCGATTCTGGGATTCTTTGACCAAGCATGGTGATGCCGAATCGCTTACCATGTATGTACCAGAAGCTTGGGTCAAAGCAACAGATCTGACAGTCACGCAGCATGTTGAAATGCAATCGATTTTACAGAAATGGGTAGATGCTTCTATCTCCAAGACCATCAATATTCCCACGGAAATGTCTTACGAAGAGTTCAAAAATGTTTATCGCCTAGCATATGACAAGGGTCTTAAGGGGGTTACTACATACCGACCTTCGGATGTGAGAGGCGCCGTGTTGGTGGACATCAAAACCGATGAACCAAAAACACCTACGACCGAAGAAAAGCAGGATAAAGAGATCCCAGTGATCAAGGTCGAAGAACCCATCATGTTCGGTCCGCAAAAGCGTGCTGATCGTCTGAGTGGGGAAACCTTTAAGATTAAGTGGCCTTCATTCCGCAGTGCTCTTTACATGACCGTTAATCATAGTGAAGGTGCTCTAAAGGAAGTGTTCTTCAATTCGAAGGACTCTCGGTATCAAGAATGGACCACTGCGCTTACTCTTTCAATGACTGCCCTTTTCCGTTTGCAGAGGGATAACTCCTTCATCTTCAAGGAATTCCAACAGATTACTTCGGCAGAATCTGCTTGGTTTGGTGGTAAGCGGTTTGATTCCATCCATGCCTATATTGGCTTCCTTCTGGCAAACTATGCTGAGGAAGTCAAAGCTAAGTATTGGGCTAATGCGACCAATATTACGTCCGTTCCTCAAGTTGAGGCATTGCAGACTGCAATTGTCCAAGAAGTTAAAGCAAGCATTTTGGATTGGTGTCCCGAATGTAATGAGCAACAATACGACCATTCTGCCGGATGCCCGATCTGTCGTGCTTGCGGCTATACTAAGTGCTAGGAGGCACGAATGTCTACACCATTCTATAAAGATGGCAATCCTAAAACCCAATATGGGATCAAGAAACCGCCGTTGTGGTATGCTCCATTTACCGCGCTGTACAAAACTGCTCTTGTACATTTGCAAGGTGCTCTAAAGTATGGTCATTTCAATTGGCGAATTGAACCAGTCTCTGCTTCGATCTATATGGATGCCTGCATGCGACATATTGAAGCTTGGGTTAATGGTGAAGAATGTGCACCTGATACAGGTATTCACCATCTGGCTCATGCAGCAGCCAATCTGAACATTGTAATGGATGCTCAAGAATATGGCACCCTAATTGACGACCGTTCGGACGCAACCTTCGACATGGATGCCTTTTACAAAAGGTTGGAACCAACAGTTGCTAAGATCTACGAGAACTGGGGTGACTTCATGGAAAAGAAAGGCATTAAGCCTCCAACCATGAAAGACAAACTCGCACAAAAAACCCAAGCTAGTGACAAGGATTCCAAAAATGGCTGATTTCCAAGAAATGGCAGTTTTTAAGATTGCCGAAACTCGAGTTAACCATGTTGCTATGGGGGCGATGCTTCGACATATTGGTTCTATTGCCGGCTCTGATGAGCCCAATGAATGGTTTCATAAACGGGATCAAACGGAATATTTCCCCGATGATGCAGCCTACATAGTCGAAGTTGCAGGTCGTTTGTGCTACAAATCATTCGGTCTAGAGCTGAATAAGAACTTGACACATATTCGTACCGATCATATGGCATATATCGGTAACATCCTATCTACGAAACATGGTTCTGTGCTTGAACACGCTTCGGTTACGATGGCGTTCCTCGGTGTGTCGCGTGTGTTCACCCATGAGTTAGTCCGTCACCGTGCCGGTTCTGCATTCTCGCAGGAATCTATGCGCTTTGTTCGAGTTGATTCCATTCGCTTTTACTATCCTCGTGCCTTCTATGAAGGACTGTCGAAAGAGGATACTCGGCGTGTTGAATATTCTGTCCGCTCGGTCCTTGGTAAGATCGAGGAAGAATATCGTCAACTTACCAACCTGTTGCTTGCAAATCCAGATATGCCCTTCGCCAAGAAGAAAAAGATCACGTCCGCGATGCGTCGAATCCTTCCGGATGGTATCCTGACCGATATCATCATCACCGCAAATCATAGAGCCTGGCGTCATATGATCGAAGTCCGCACTGCTGAAGGTGCAGAGGAAGAGATCCGTGAAGGCTTTGGCATAGTCGCAGAAATCATGCTCTTGGATCACAGATCGATTTATCAGGACATGACTAAAGTAAAAGACGCTGAGGGTAACCTTTCCGTCTATCAATTTGCCAATTCTAAAGTCTGACGAAAGGACATCACATGGCTTCTTCTAACCCTAAACTTGGTCAAGACATTCACCAGATGCTCGTTGGCAAAGGCATCGAGAACCCAATCAGCTTTGGTACTTTCCGGGGCTATAACGTGGATTCTCTAAATAACGCCTTTTCCAAAATTACTGGAATGCTTGGTATGTCTACGACGGATCCTTCGACTGAAGGGACTCCGAAGCGTCTGGCTAAGATGTACAAAAACGAAATCTGCTTTGGTCTCGACTATGACAATTTTCCAGAATGCATGGTGACTCCGAATGATGGAAAGCTCGATGAGATCGTCCTCGTGCAAGACATTACCGTTACCTCGCTTTGTGAACACCATTTTATGCCCGTCATGGGACGTGCTCACGTGGCTTATATCCCCAAAGACAAACTTCTTGGACTCTCTAAGTTCAACCGTGTCGTTGAATTCTTTGCCCGCCGTCCCCAGCTTCAGGAACGGATGGGACAGCAGATATTGGCTACCTTCCAATATCTTCTTGACACTGAAGACGTCGCCGTTGTCATATCTGCTGAACACTTGTGCGTCAAATTCCGAGGCATCCAAGATCAATGTTCGAGCACCACTACGTCGCACATGGCCGGTAGATTCCGCGCCATTCCAGAAGTCCGAGCTGAGCTTCTTAGCCTCATTGCATTGGGAGGTAAACGCTAATGTCTACGCCTATTGATACTGAAGTTGTCATCATCAATGTATGTGACACCGAAACTACGGGCTTTGCTCCGCCGCCAAATGGGGACATCGTCGAAATTGCAGTGACTCCACTAAAGCTGTATATCGACCTGGAAACCAAGAAAATGGTTGACATGCGGGTGCAGCCTACAATCGCTTTGCTAGCAGATCCTGAATGTAAGATTGCTTGGGAAGCTATGGCAGTCCATCACATCACGCCGAAGATGTTGAAGGAAGCAAAAGCTTTACCCGCTTCCCAAGTGAAAGCCGATGTCGCTCTTTTGCCAGGCGATTATTGGGCTTTCCATAATGCGGCATTTGACACTAAGTTCTTTAAGCCTTCCCAACCGATTATTTGTACGTTGGAAACTTCCCGAATTATCTATCCGGACGCCCCATCACATAAAAACCAAGTGCTTCGGTATTGGCTAGACTTGGATTCGATGATGAAACCAGAACGCGTTAAAAATGCCGAAACTCACCGTGCCGGATTTGACTCTTATGTTACAGCATTGCTTCTTGGAAAGATGCTGATGACAAATAAGATGACCATTTACGATATGGCAAAGACAAGCAACGCTATTTCGGAAAGTCCGATTCTTACTGGTTCTATTCCGTGGGGCAAACATAAAGGGATCCTATGGTCTAAGGTTCCCAAAGACTACTTGCAATGGCTTACTCAAAATTCCCAGGATGCCAAGGTCATCGCCACAGCAAAGCATTACCTAAAGCAACCTGTCCAGCGCTAATTCGTTAGACCTTCGATCTAAAACTAATGGCCTCTAGAGCGATCTAGGGGCCTTTTAACTACTTGAAAACATTGAGAAATTTAGACACCCTATTTAACAATTATTTAATACCGCTATTACCCCAAGGCTCAGGAATCTGCTGGTTGGTGGCTCGCATTCGACGGGGTCCGATAGTAGTAGTGGTAGGGACCAGTTCGGGCACGTTTTTGAAATAGGGTGGGATGAGTACTTAGGAGGCTTAAATACTCATCCCTTCCACAAACCACCCGACCACTGATGGATGTGGTAACGATCGCGTTTATCCTCTACCACCACTTCAATGATACCGCCGTAGAGGCGCGAATCCGGACCTGGTCGGTATTAAGTCTTCCAACAATAACCAATACCAGTCTGCGTAAGAATACGTGTTACGCCTTTCTTGCGTATTCTCTGGATATGTGAGTCGATAGAGCGGTCCTCATTTTCAGAATGCATGCCAATAGCATCCATGATCTGAGTACGAGTCCGCCAATATCCAGGGTGCTTTGCTAAAAAGGCAACAATGTTGAATTCGGTCTTAGTAAGACGTCGTGTCTTACCATCAGTGATCACTGTACGGCTTTCTTCGTTGATGTCATCTTCAAGAGCACCAGCAGCATCTGCAACGGCGAGTATTTTCTCAATGTCATCAAGAATACTGCGTAGTGCTCTTCTTCTGTTAGGGGTGTTGGGCACAAAGGTAGTTAGCTGTGGACCCCCTAGACTAAGTAGGATTCCACCATTGTGCTTGATTTCGATGGAATAACTCATAGTCTATCTCGATTATTGCGCAGGCCATTGAATGGGATTATCGGTCGGTATACAGGTCAGACTTGAGGCATAGACGGTCCATGCACCAAAGCTATTCTTAGTCCGGATTACTATGGTGGTGATCATCCTCGCATCTTTTCCATCATTGGCAGTGTCCGGAAAATAATAAACCTCCATTTTCCGTCCACTATCGTCCCAGGAGAACGTCGAGACTTGAGATAGAGCAAGCACGGCTTCGGGCCATTTCGCTTTGATGCTGGCGACCATCACATCATGGCGGAGATAATCCTTAAGATGATCACATCCGACTGGAGTCAGCTCGACAGCAGTGACGGCTGCTTGAGGTGTCGTCGTGCCGAGAAGCAACAGGCTAAGAATGGTAGGAAGAAGATAGTTTTTCATTTGGATGATGCCTTTCTTTGGCGTTTAAAAGCGTTCATGATTTCTTCTGGCCAACGTCTTGGACTATCTAGAAACAAAGCTAGAATAATCGCAAGCCAATAACCGTATTCACGTTTCCAACTTTGGGCTTCATTAACAATAATTGTACCTACAGATTTGGCGGATACTTTGTTAGAGTCATGACTTTGGTTTACAGTGCCAACGGAAGAATGAGATACCTCTTGTTGGCTTGCATCCGTAGTGCCGATTGTTGCCGCCTCTGTATTTGTTTTACCTGCCTGCACGTTAGCATTCAATTGAGGACCACCGTGAGTAAGTCCGCCCAATAGCATTGAAGTCAGAGGACTACAAGACGTAGTCATGAATACAATAAGAAACATGCAGGCAAGAGGATGTTTCATTTTTGGGGAGGTTCCTCAAGTGCGGGTTGATGCATTACACGAGCAGGAATGACTGCAATAACACAAACAAGTGCAATACGCTTTAGCCAGAGGATTACGAAAGCGGCCAATTCAGGAGGAAGAACATCAGGTCCGGCTTCCCGAATAGTTGTAATTGCCAAGGCACATCCAGTAGCAATTCCCGCCAAACGTACTGACCAGGATTTACGAAGAATAATGCGCCAATTAGGAGAAAGTTTCATGGCCATAGTTAAGCTCCAACCATTTTGTCTGCAGAAGCGCGAACGTCATCAACTCGAGATTGCCAACTATGCTTATATCGTGGCCAAAGCATCTCACCAGTTTTAGGATTTTTGGCTTGGTGCATGAAAGCAAGACGAGCATCCAAAGCACGTTGAATAATGACATGAGGATCCATCTTTAGAATATTGCCGAGAGTAATGGGCCCAATAGAACCATCTTGTACATCCTTGGTGGTTGATTGAATCCAGATGCCGCTTCGGGCAACACCTGAATTTACAGCTGCGTCGAAAGCAACTAGATCAACGCCTTTCGGGAGGAAGTCTCCTTGAACCGGATCCCAATAAAACTTCTTGTACACGTACTCAATGTCTTGTGGACGAAGAGCTTTAAGATCGGCGATGTCAGAATCACCATCTCCATCAACGTCAATACCAATCTTCTTAAGAGTACCGATGGTAATGCCATGATTTGTAGCACCACCGGGATCATGAGGGTCATTGACAAAACCGCCTTCGTATACAAGGATTTTATCAAGACATTTACGGAAGTTCGATTGCACCATAGCCTCCTAGGTTGCTGTGTGATGTCAGGTAGTCGCGGCAATAATTTGGTCACTGCGTAGTTTTGAATCCCAGTATTTAAGGTCACGAATAAAACCACCCAATTCTTTACCTGCCGTAAATTGTCCTCCAACACGAAGTGTCGTAAGTCCATTAGGCACTGTTAGAGTGGTATCTGTAGTAATATTCACTCCGTCATTGCAAATGCCACCATCATTAAGTGAATATCCCAAGGTAACTTGGTGATAAAGGGAATCATTGGCAGAGTTACCGTTAACCGACATCTGGGAAGCGCTAGCTGCGGTAATTTGGCAACCATGATATCCGTTTTTATTGTCGACATAAATCTGGTTGGCTGTGGAGCCATCATCTAGAGAGAACACGGTACGACTGTCATTGCTTTTATCCGAACCGCCAATATAGTTTGCTTCGGCATACCAAGTTCCAGCATTGTCGTTATAGAAATCAGTCAGAGGAAGAGTTGCCGAATCTGCACCTCGAGTAGCCGCCGCCGTTGTCGTATTAATCAAGCTGGTGGGAAAATCTCCCAATTCAACTTGGTCTTGGAAAACATAGAGACCTGAGGTGCCATCACCAGTATAGATAGCGTTACCGTTATAAAGACGCGTGCTTATCGTAGATGCGCCACCAGTTACTGTAGTAAATGGTATTTGAACCATGTACCAACCTGCTTTAAGCGCTGAGATAATAGCGGTGCCCGATATAATGGAACCTGCAGACAAATCTACGACAACGTTAACATTTGTCATACCTGGAGAAGTGGTAAAGATAGATGCTCCGGTACGTGTACCTGCTTTAAGTACAATAGTCCTGTAGTAGTTTGAGGCTGCAGCCAGTGTGATAGTTTGCGAGATGATGTGGGTATTAGTTGCTGTAGTGTCTTCCGTAATTTTATACCCACCAATAGTAGCATCGGGACAGATTTGAGAAGCAGCTGCAACAGTAGCTCGGGTTGCGGTCCATACAGCATTGGTAAAGGTATAGCACCACAGAAGCAAGTTGGTGCGTGCGGGTTCCATCAACAAACCACGCAGAGTGCCATCTGCAGGATTATATTCTACTCGAGGCACATTAACGCCGGCAAGTTTCATCCATCCCTGTTTACTATAGGTGAGTGCCGAGGTTGATCTTGTGAATGTGAATCCACTAATCAAATTGCCATAGGAATCGATTAGACTAAGTGGATCAGTATCTGGAATAGGTGTTGGCGGTGTAGGAACCGTGGGCCACACAATGGAAGAAGGATAGCCGCCTTGTTGAGGCACATTGCGTAGATCCTGACGATACTTTTTGATCTCCTTAAGCTTCTTGTAAGACAGCCTTGTTGAGGCGTCCGCAGTCATGAACCAATCCCAAAAGGTCAACAAAGAGTTTCTAGTGACAAGCTGCTCTTGCTTTTGTACTGAAGTGGCCTTGGTCATCGAGGTGATAGTAATGACCCCGGTAGTACCATTATAATGAGCTTCTTGGTCCATCGTGCAGTTGACTGCAGATGAAAGGGCAACACCAACCTCATTGGTATTATAGCCTTGCAAAGTCTCTTCACCGGCAGGACAATCACCCCAACGAATAAGGGTACGATCCGTCGTGGTACCTTGCGTGGAATCGTATACACCATAAGAAGCCATGGTATCACCGTTTCATTTGGTAGGCTGTGAGGATGTTCTGATAGACAAAGGTAGTGGGTACTAGAGTGGCATTGGGTCGAGAGATGTAAAGGTCATAAATTGTTGAACCCCCTGAAAGATCATTGTCAATACCGTTACCCGAAACTAGGTTCTGTTGGTTTTGAAGCACACCCATCTTATTTTGGAAGAATATGCGCGAACCTGTTTTAAGCTGTACGGTCAGGTCACTACTTTCGTCAAAGGGCATGACTTGAATTTGGAACGCGAATATTGTAGGATAGCCAACAGCACGATTAAACTTGAAGGTATTGATTCTGGTCAATGCCGAAGTATTGATTAAAGCGGGAGCACAGATCGAGCAATAGGAAAGAGTAAATTGTCCGTTCGCAACGTCGGAAGTCAGAATATAGCGTGAGGTAGCACTCACAACGGTGGTGAACGAGGCGTTCCTATTGCCAAACGAATCTACAGCCTTGAACCAATAATAACGCAAAGCATTTGAGCCAAGGTTATCATGTTTCCAAAATATACCCTTAGTCTGTTGAACAAGAGTCGCAGTTGCAGAGTTGTTGACGGTATTAACATAGATTTCGACATGATCAAAATCACTGTCTGTAGGGTTAGTCCAAGTAAGTAGAACACCATCCATAACACCAATAGCACCGATGCCAGTTGGGTTAGCTGGGGCAACTGTATCATATGCCGCAGTGATGCTACCCGTTAGGGCCGTGCTTGGAATGCCATATACGTTAACGGATTGAACCTGAAGATCGTAAAGTATGCCGGATTTAGTTAGTTGGATGTCTGCTTCAGTCGTCTTTACGGTCATAGACTTGTAGACTGAAGCTGAATGCTCTTTCCAAGAGACTATGTAGGAAGTTACAAATTTGTCAGTGGAAGCAGTCCATGTCAAATGAATAGAAGGAATAAAGTATCCAGCAGATGAGATATAGCCGACATTGGTGACCACAAGAGATGTCGGTGGTGTCGGATTCTTATAATCCGGCAGAAGGGAGTTATTGTTGACAATGATATAGGAATTGAGGGTAGTTGAGAATGCGGTTGAAGAAGATTCCCGCAAAGTCATTTCGATGACCAAAGCGCCATCACTATCAACGCCAAAAGACCAGGTATTAACTTGGAAGACTTTAGCAACCCAGCCGTAGCGACCGATCGTCAAGTTGACAAAATCACCGACATCAACATCGAGAGCGGACATGTCAAAAGTCGCAGTGAACGTAATTTGTTCTCGTGCTCTACGCAATGCGATGGTACAAACTCGAATAGCCCTGTTGACATCTGTGATACAAGGCATAGACATATCAATAGGATTGTCGATACCACCATCTTCGGTCAGGAAGTTTGTGTCAATGATTTTAGGAAAGTCTGCTACAATGTAGCCTTGGGAAGCATCGTTGAAAGTACCTGTGATCGAGTTGAAGTTGTCATGTCGTGCTACTTTGGTATCGATATTGATCTCAGACCGTAGGTTATCTAGCGTAAAGGTTTTTACCGGAGAATTATACTCGGCAACAATAAGTTTGAACAGTCCCATAGAATGATATAGAGAACCTCCGCAAGCAGTCATCATTGCTTGCATGACATCTCGATAGGTCTGACCTGTGGTGAACACAGCATCAATCGTGAACATAGCCTGAGCGGTACCACCGACAGGAGTGATTGAGGCATCGCAAACGTCGGCCGCATGTGCAAAGGCTGTGGTATCAACTTCTGCACTCAGAATTTCAGGACCATAGCTAGCCTGTAGGTAATCACGGACCACCAAGGCAGCATTTGCAGACCAGACAGTAGTCGGTACACGGGAATCAAATACTTTCTTACCTCGAATAACTGCCGTGAATAGAGGAATACCATTCGCAAACACGTTCTCGTCATATTCCAGACGAACATACATATACGCAATGCCTTTGCCTTGAAAGGCCGAAGTGATCTGTGCAGATTCAGACAGAAGGTTGGAATCAGCAGTTTGGGTAGGACTACCAAGATGCAGCTTGATACGTACCTTAGAGTTCCAAGGAGCTGCGGTAGCAAAACCGTTAGCATCCAAAGTCACAATGACGTCGTTGATATAGATGCTTTCAAATGCATCGATGGTATGACAAGCAAAGCAGATGATCATATGAAGGTACTGGTTGGTGGAACCAGTAGCCTCCATATAAGTAACGACGCCACCTTTACGAATCCTACCATAAACGATTTCACCATCAGCATCGGCAACAACACTGTTGGATAGTGAAGTACCTTGACTAATCGGATTATTAAGAGAAGAGCCCGACGTGGTAAGTGCAGTAAGCAACCAGGAAGTAACGAGAGTGGTTGCAATATAGCCAACTGTGGATGCGATGAAGACAGAGGCACCCGTAATGTCAATTCCCGAAAGAATGAAAGTACCAATCGTAAGCGGGTCCCGATTAAGCATCGTGGACTGCTTAAGATAGGATTTACCTTTCCAAAGGGAATTAAACGTGCTCATTTATTTTCTACCCTCTGCCAAGCAAGATCATAGTATTCAGGGCTATGGTAATCAAGCCCTTTAAAGCCCAGGTACACTAGAGAACGACCTAAAGAAATCCCCATAGCATAACCAATCATGGTGGACTCAACCTTGCGGATAACAAGTTTACCAGAACCAAGATAGTTGTCAGTGTCTGGTGCTGGTGTAAAACGAGACATTCCCGCAAGGGAATCAATAGCTTCAGGCAAGTCCTCAAATCCGAATTTTTTCTGCAGTTGTGGAATTGTCAGCGGTCTTTTATTGTCAGTGAAATATCCACCCAGCCAATCAGATGACCAAGGATATCCATACATGATCTCCCAGCACTTGTTGGTGAAAGTAAGGCAATCATGTTCTACAGGAACAAAAGGCTTATGCAGTATTTCACCCAGGTACTTCATAAGCTCAAGTCTTGCTTCGGCATTCATTATTTACGACCCCATGTAATCTCTTTATCCTGGAGATCAGTGACGAATGAAAAGAAAGTGTCCCCAGGATATAGTGCTTGCTGACTCTCCTGCGTATACCGGAAATTGTTAGAGCGGTCAAAAGCTGCCAAAGCATTCTCAATAGTCATGGTGATTATGGATGAATCACCATCATCGCGAATGGACATCGTATCCATATCGCCGCCAAAGATTTTGTAGAAAGCATAGGTAGTATGTGCTGCGTTAGTCCACACACCTAGATGAACAGTAGCCTTACGATATTGGTACGGTTCTTGCAATGCTAAGGAAACAGTAGCAGCATTTTGTCCTGCTAATGTAATGGTCATGCTATCTGCAGACATGTCGGATGTTTCTTTAACAGCCGCAATGCTAAGGAAGTCACCAACACCTGAATAAACGTCAGTTCCGAACGTGTAGGAACCAATACCAGACCAAAGGCGCAAGGTACCGCTGTCAAAGAGAAATTGAACAGCGACAAAGGGTTGCGATGTCGCCTGCTGTAAAGTAGATACAAGGGTTGCACCAATTGAACGCGTCATGGCAGAGCCTCAATAGCAGGGAATGTAATTCCATATACGGAAGCCTCATCAACGGACCAGCTGATGTCGTTTGTGTTCAGGCGGAACAAACCGCCGGGGTTTGCAATGACAGCAGTCGCTGATGCTTGCACATAACGCAGCGACGGCCAAATTTCAAGAGTACCGCTACCAGTACGTCCTTGAACCACCTTATGCAATTCCGTCGCAGCTCCAGAACCAAGTTGAAACATGTCACCAGCAGCCAAACTACCTGTCATCGTGCAAGTAACTGAGTTTGCACCTACGGAACCGGTGATCACAAGGCTCGAAGAGATATTACCTCTGGGAGCAGCGTTAGTAGGATCAGTCAGTATAAAAGTACCAGTACGTCCATGAAGCGCCAGAAGGAATGCAACCCAATTCTCCGCATCCGATCGACGCATAGGAGGTAGTGTAATGTCCGCTTGCCAAATCTGGCCGCCATATTCATAGATTTGTTCCTTTAACGTGAAAGGCGACTTTGACGATGATACAATGCTTAGAGCATGGAAATCAATTTTGGCGGGCCCTTTGAAGGCTGGCAATGACAACGGATATGTGATGGCCATTAGAGGAGTGCTCCTGCTTTCCCACCACGAGTCTTAGCTTGCATGACAGCTTGAACGGCGGCAGCTTTAATTTGAGGCATCATTGCTTTGATCTCAGCACGTACAGTCTGCTGTACCCCAGTGCTAATTTGGAAGATTTGGGTGATATTTGTGTCACCAGAACCCATTGCAGAATTCTTTGTCACAGTACCATTGAAGGATGGGGTTATAAGTTCAGGACCTTTTTCACCCACGATCATAGGCTGACCTGCAGAGAACGGACCTCCAGAAGCATGCGGCATTACCGCAGTGGTGACAGAACCAAACATCCCACCAGAACTAAAGGCAGTCCCCAAGAATCCCAAGATACCGGAACTAGGAGTAGTAGCGTTACCGAAAGAACCAACCAGTTTCTCAACGACTAGAACTTTGTAGAGCTCGGTGATGATATCCGCAGCCAATTTCTTGAATGCATCACCAATGTTCTTGGTATCTTGAACAATTGCCATACCCACATCTTCAAAGGCTGATTTCAGGGTATCCTTTAGCTCCTGATACTTATCAACAGCCTTACCACCGGCCTTAGTCAAATCATCAACTGCAGGGATTGTTTGACCCGCTATGATTGGTGCGGTTTGGCTTGCGGTCTGGTTAACACTAGCGAGGATCTGTTGAAGACCCGTTAGCGCTGGTGTA